AGCTGGGCCTGACCTCTCAAGACCCTGAGGCCACGGCAGTGCTCAGCGCTGCCACCTCAGCAATCCTCCTGGTGGATAACTACCTAGGCACACCTGAAGAGCCTTTCCCTGAGCCAGCACCCCAGCCCATCATTGAGGCCACAGTCACTGTGACAGTGGAAAGCTACCGGCGCAGAGATGCTGCCTTTGGTGTGCTGAACACCTGGAGCAATGCCGACTTTGGCCCGGTGCGCATATCAACGGATTGGCTCAAGGCAGTAGAGAGCCTGCTGCATCCCTATATGCGAGACCATTACGGGGTCGGCTGATGTCGCTGGCTGAGGCTGTCGCGCAGGTGCTGGAGCGCTTCAGCTCTGTCACCTTCAATGGCGCACCGCTGAGGGTGTCGGACGATTCCAACAAGCTCAGCCCCCCCTGTGTCTGGCTGCCTGTGCCAGGCCTTGACTTCAGCTTTCATAAGGGCACAGCCGTAGTGCATTGGACGGCATATCTGGTGGCACCCAGCAATAACACCCTGAGCGTGTCTGCCACCCTGTCAGGGTTGCTAGATGCCGTTGTTGGGCTGTTCCCTTACACAGAGGCCCGTGCACAGCCTCTGAGCCTTCCTGGTGGTGGCCAGCCAAGCCCTTCCTACCAAGTCACCTGGCAATCAAGAATCCAGATTGGGAGCGTCGCATAATGCCTACCACCACAGATGGCACCGGAACCCTTGGCCCTGGCACCCTCAAGATTGGGGAGACTGGCACAGAGCTGGATATCTCCTGCCTGGTCAATAACGTCAGCATTGTCCCTGACATCAGTGAGGGTGATTCCAAGACCATGCTGTGTGGCACCACTAAGCGCGCGGCTGACACAATCACCTGGGCTATTGAGGGCAATGTGGATGTTGACGCGGGCCTAGCTGCGGGATTCTTCGCGCAGACCTGGAAGAACATTGGCACGGTGCAGAGCTTCACCTTTACGCCTAGCGCTGAGGTGGGCACCACTGTGACAGGGCAGCTGAAGCTGGCGCCCCTGGAGCTGGGCGCGGACAACTATGGTGACTTCCTCAACAGTGACTTCAGCTTTGGCCTGGAGAACTTTGACCCCGCCACGGCTGTTGTTTACGGGGATGAGGGTGCACCGCTGGCGGCATCGGCAGGGCGCTCTGCTAAGGCCTCCTGATGGCACCTGAGCCCGTGGTGCAGGTGAAGGGTGCTGATCGGCTAGTGGACACCCTGAAGGCCTCTGCTGAGCAGCTGGCAGACCTCCAGCGGGCGCATGAGGCCGTAGGCGCGATGGTGTCCTCTGCCGCCCGTGGGCTGGCCCCTAAGCGCTCAGGGGCCCTGGCGGCATCTGTGGCAGCCACCGTGGCTGTGGCTGGCGTAGATGTCGGCGCCGATACCCCTTATGCAGGCGTCATCCATTGGGGCTGGCCTGCGCACAACATCGCTGCACAGCCCTTCATTGAAAAGGCCATTGAAGGCACCCAGGCTCAGGCAGAGCAGATTTACCTGACAGAGGTTGATGACATCCTGAGCAAGGTTGAGGGAGACACCGCAGCATGAGCGCAGGCCAGCTAGATATTGAAGTGTTCCTCATTGATCGGGAGCCCTTCACAGTCACCACCACCCTCCTGGATCACAACACTTGGGACCTGACGCGCGCGCGGCATAAGTGGCCTACCGCGCAGGATGCGCCCCTGACCTGGATGGGATTTCTGGCCTGGTCTGCTGCACGGCGCACCGGAAAGATTGAGACCTCCCTTACCTGGGAGCTGTTCCTCTCTGAATGCCTTTCTGTGCAGCGCCCTGAAGAGGGTGAGGAAGAGATTGTTACGGCGGGCCCTATCCAGCCGGGAGCTGGTCAAGGCTGATTGTTGAGATAGCCGTTGCCACCCACACCCATCCAAGCCCCTGGTTTGAAGAGGATGAAGCAACCATCATGACTGTGGTGGATATCCTCGAAAAGCAAGCTGAGGCAATGAAGAAAGCCAGGAAGGGGTGACGGCATGGCAAGCAATACAGCCACCCTCACCCTCAAGATCATTGCCGATGCCAAAGACGCCATTACGGGCCTTGACCAGGCAGGGACCTCTGCCGATAAGTTTCAATCTGGCGTAAAGGCTGCCGCTGTTCCGGCAGCCGCTGCCCTGGCAGGCATCACCGCAGCTGGCCTGGATATGGCCAAGGCTGCCGCTGAGGATCAGGCTGCCGCCGATCAGCTGGCCCTGGCCCTCAAGAATGGCGCAGGCGCCTCAGATGCCAGCATTGCCAGCACAGAGGAATGGATTACCAAGACCTCCAAGGCTGCCGCTGTTGCTGATGATGAGCTGAGGCCCGCGCTGTCCACCCTGGTGCGCGCCACAGGGGATGTGGAGGAATCCCAAAAGGCCATGGGTGTGGCGCTTGATGTTTCAGCTGCCACAGGCACAGACGTGGAATCAGTCTCTAACGCGCTGGCTAAGGCCTACGCAGGCAACACCACCAGCCTGGGAAAGCTGGTGCCTGGCATTGATAAAGCCACCCTGGCATCGGGTGACATGGATGCCATCATGGGTGAGCTGGCGCGCACCACGGGAGGCGCTGCCGCCACTGCCGCAGGCTCAGCTGCTGGGCAGATGGAAGGCATGAAGATCCAGATGGATGAGGCCAAGGAATCTATTGGCTCAGCCCTCCTGCCAGCCCTGACCTCACTAACAGGCATGCTCACATCTTCCGCCACCTGGATTCAGGAAAATACAACCCTCTTCCTCATCATCGGCGGTGTCATTGGTGGGCTGGCTGCTGGCATCCTGATTCTTAATGTGGCGCTGAAGGCTTACACCGTGGCTACGCAGGTTATCTCTGCTGTCACTAAGACGTGGACGGTAATCCAGACCGCCCTAAATGCGTCATTCCTTGCTAATCCCATCTTCCTCATCATCGCAGCCATTGTTGCGCTCATTGCCATTATCGTTTTGATTGCCACCAAAACAACGTGGTTCCAAGACATCTGGAATGCAGCATGGGGCGCCATTCAGACAGCGGCAGGCGCGGTGTGGGAATGGCTCAAGGGCATTGCTGAATCCACCTGGGAAGCCATTGTTGGCTTTGTTACCTGGGGAGTAGACACCTTCACGGCCATCTGGGAGGGAATCAAGGGAGCCGTTAAGGCTGTCTGGGATTGGTTCAGCGCCATTGCCAAGACAACCTGGGAGATTGTTGTTGCCATTGCCAAGGCCTACATTGGCATTTACGTAGCCATCTGGGAAGGCATCAAAACGGCACTGGCAGCTGTGTGGAATTGGTTTAGCAGCATTGCCCAGACCACCTGGGCAGCCGTTCTGGCCATTGTCCAGGGCGGGGTGAACACCTTCATTGCCATCTGGGAAGGCATCAAAGCCAGCATCAGTGCGGTGTGGGACCTCCTGATGACAGCGGGGACCACCGCCCTCAATGCCATCCTGGGGCCCATCAACGCTGTCAAGTCTGCCTTTAACGCCGTGGGGGATGCCATCAGCGCTGTCATTACCTGGCTGGGCAAGATCAAGATTCCTGACGCGCTGTCTAAGGCGTCAGACATCCTGGGCAACCTCAACCCCTTCAGCGCCACAGCCAGCGTCAGCGCCGGAACAGTGAGCGCTGTTCCCACGGGCCCTGCCTTCCGTGCAGCGCCAACCCTGAGCGCACAGGCCAGCCGCAACAACAACGGTGCGCCCACCATCGTCATTCAGGGCGCCCTTGACCCCGTGGCAGTGGCCCGCCAGATCAGGCAGATTCTCACCACTGACCAGCGCAGGCGCTCAGGTGTGGTGATGGCATGACTACCGGGGTTACCTGCGCGGTGTTTGTGGATGGTGTGCGCGCAGCTGATGGCTGCATTGGTGACAGCGATGATGCCCCCGCCATTCTGGAGGGCCTTAACGTCACCTGGGGGCGCTCTGACACCATGAGCCAGCCTGCCCCAGACGCCTGTTCCTTTTCTGTTCTTGACCCTGTGGGCGGGGATGCCTTTACAGGCATCTTCCGCACAGGCAGGCGCGTGGATGTGGTGGCCACAGGTGACACCTGGGCAGAGCCTTCATTGCCCACCTTCATCAATCCTGGCTTTGAGACAACGGCAGTCACCTGGGCAGTGTCAGGGGGAACGGCTCAGCGGGTCACTACGCGCCCCCATACCGGCGCCTATGCGCTCCAGGTCATGCCCACGGTGCCAGGCCAGCTGGTGAGCACCTGGCTAGCTCCCGGGGCCTTTCAGCCAGCTGGCACTAACCCTGATGCATGGGACCTGATCCCTACTACCCAGCAGGGCCAGACCTGGGCGGCATCGGTCAGCGTGTGGCTGCCCATCGGCGCGCGGGTAAGCATTTACGGGGCGCTGTTCAGCGGGCCCTATGCCACGGCGGGCCAGGTGGTTGGCGAGCCCCAGGTGATTACCGGCGCAGGCGCCTGGGTGACTGTCACAGCTGAGCGCAACGTGCAGAGCGATAACCATTGGGTCGGATTCCGATTGGACCTATTGCCCACGGGCGCTGCCTGGGATCAGATGCCACCAGCCCTCACCTGGAATGGCGTTGATGCATCCCTCACCTGGGATCAGATGGGCGCTCTGCTCATTGATGACGTACAGGTCACCGCGCCTGAGGATGCGACAGGCACAGGTGTCCTGGTGTTTTCGGGGCGCATTACTGACCTATCGGCGCAGTGGGATGAGGGCATGGCCAGCCCCGTGGTGGATGTGACAGCCATGGGCTTTACCGCTGACCTGGATAACAGGTTGGTAGGTGATACCCCGTGGGCTGTGGAGACTGTCAGCGCGCGCGCTCAGCGCATCCTGACCCTGGCGGCC